GTTCATATCCGAATCAACATGATACTTTAAATAATCATAATCAAATGGATTTGAATAATAATCATCTTCATAAATCCATTTTAAAATCGGGTCAAACTTACTACCCTTCAAGAACCAATCAGCAGGTCCTTTAAATTTACTATGTCCCCAACCTTGAACATATGCATAATACTGATACATTAAGTTAGTAGGTTGTCTTTTCTTACCAGGTTTACCTCTGTAATCTAATCTATGAAAACCCTCTTTCATTACTTCTTTACAAAGTTTTTTTGTTCCAGATGGTATCTTAACTTTAGCACCTGTTTCTTTTTTAGCCTGATTTATAATTTTCATAAAATCAGATTGAGTTACAATTCGTTCTACTATTAATTCTTTTAATTTAATCATCTTTTTTCCAAGTCAAATGCCCTGGTTAACATTGCACCAGCATGTTGTAGTTGAAGGCGAGCTTTATCATACTTCTTAAAGTATCTCATTAAAGTTCTATTCTTACTCTTTTTAATATCATCCTCAAGTTCATACCAAAGTCGTCCATCTCGTGCCTTATGAATATAATCACTTCCAACCCTTAGTAATTTTTGGTGATTCCAAGAAATATCATCAAGGTCTACCTTTTCTTCTAATAATTTCTTCATTTTAATCACTTATTTTCTCCGATATACATTGATACACTTATAAATATTAAACTTCTAAACTATTCAGTTTTTCTTCGACTTCTGTTTTCATTTTATTTAATTCTTCAAGAGCTTCTTTAGACATAGTTTCGACTTGCTCTTTATTTTGACTCCACTTTTCTTTTTGTAGTTCAACTTCTTTAATTCCAACCGAATCAAAAACTTCTAATGGTTTAGATGCCTGTTCTTTCCAATCTTCTATACTCTCAATTTGGTCTTTAATATATGAAAGTTGATTATTTAACACCTTTTTTTCTTCCCATTGTTCATATTTTCCCTCAATACGAAGTTTATTCTCAAATTTTATCTGACAATCAAAACATTGATTGTGTAATCTATACATTTTATCATCTAATCGTTTATTCATCACTTTATCACAATTAGGACAAAACCAGGGAGTTTTTGCTTCCTTTAAAGCATCCATTCGGTCATTTTTTCGTTCTCTTTCCTCTTTTATTTCTTCTTCTCGTTTCTTTTTCTCCTCTAAATCTTCCATATGAACAAAAATTCTTTTATCTGGTGTTTTACCACTTAAAATGTCTTGTCTTGCCTTTACATGCCTTTGATGTTCATTCATAAACTAACTCCTTTGTAACGAATCAAGTTTCCACCTGAATTTTAATTCTTCAAGTTCTTGATCTCTTTTCATTAATTCTATTTCGGCTTGAATTGTCTTTATTTCACTCTGTTTATTCATTTCTTCTTCCAAAACTGATACTCTACTTTCTAATTTATACCACCCACCACCTATTGCACCTAATAATCCAATAATATTTACAATAAATTTGATATTACTCATCTTTTTGACTTTAAAAAGTTCTTGTATATCTTCAAAATCTTCCATTAGAATGTCATAAGTCCTGTTATTTGATTGATTGGTGCAAATGCTCCTGTAAATTTGTAGGTCTTACCATTATATTTAAAAACTATTCCTTCACTTGGAACAATTGCCGATAGGCCACCAATCTTATTTAATTTATCTAATTGTAATTTTAAGGTATTAAGTTTTTTCAAATCCTTTTTACTTTTCACATCTTTAATTGCTGAATCTAATTGTTTCTTCACTCTCTGAACCGTAGCATCTGGATTTGCTGCTAACCAACCACTTACATTTTTCATTATTTCTGCACCAACTTCAAAGAATAATTCCTCAAATGGTTTCATGTTTGCCTTAACCATTTTAGAATGGTCTACTTTATCTGTAGTCAATACCCAATCTAAAAATTCAGGATGATTCTTAAAATCCTTTTTAATCATTGGAACTTTATAAGACTTATCAAAGAATGCCCATCTCTTAGTTAAATTCTTTAA